TTTGCGTTAGCTGGTTGCGTACCTGTGTACAGGCTAAATATCGCACCAGTTCCAGCAAAGGCAATTAAGCCTTCGTTCTGCGAATGCCTTGTTGCGTTGGAGTATTCAAGCATTACTGAACCCCAACAATCTTGCCGTTTTCGTCACGAACAACTTGTTTAGGCTGGCTTAACTTATCTACAAGCATAGCTAGAATCTGCGACATTTGATCGTGGCTGTTCTTCATGTTGTCGATAACTGGCTGTAATGGATGGTTTTGCATATTTGAGTACCCCATTTGATCTTGCAAGATAGCAGCTTGGTTCAAATTGTACTGATAGGCGGCTGACCCATCATCCATGCCTGCGCTAATCCTTGCAGCCTCTAGTTTAGTGGCGTTGTCAACGTAAGCCAAGAGCAAATCTTTGTTTGCAGCTAAATCAAGTTCATGTTTCTTGAGTTCAGCCTCGTTTTGCATTTCTGCTTTGTGACGCTCAAGTTCAAGCTGGTTCTTAACAAGATTTTCTTGTGCTTGTGCTTCTTGTTTAGCCTGTTCAACTTGCATTTGCATCTGCATCTTTTGTTGCTCAACCTGTGCAGAAGCCTGCATTTCTGCAATCTTAGCTTGTGATTGAATTTGCACCTTCTGTATTTCTACTGGCGGCGGCTTCTGCTGACCTTCCATGGCTTTAGCTTGTTCACGGAATTTATCCGCTGTTTCGTCAATCATGCCTTCTAATTGCTTGCCAGCTTTAAACGCAGTCACGCCAAACTTGAGCATTTCCATCAGCAACGGCACTAATTCAGGCGTAGATTGACCGATTGGCATAGCAGTCTGCATAAACGAACTAAGCGCAGACAAAAACTCAACACGGTCAGCTTTTTCTTGCTGCTCGTCCTGATAAATCATCGAATCAGACGTTACTTCAATGCGGAAATTCTTAGAAACTTCGTCTTTTAGCAATGCTAGTGCTTGCGGTACAAGTTGCTGGTCTGTTTCGCTTAATTGTGCAGCCCCAGCAATCTTTAGTATGCTCTCTGGCGTAAAGTGTGTGCTAATAATCTGCGCTTTTAACTGCAATAGCTTTGTCGCAAAGTCTACAACGTCATGCTGCATGGTCTTTAATCGACCAGACGCATTGTTAGATTTAATAATCTGTGCGCCAAGCGTTTCATTGGGGTCTGATTGACCACGCTGAATATCCGCAATGCCCATAATCTCGTAAATCTGACCTTTGACCTGTTCCATTGCCTGATAACAAACCATCAGGGCAGACGCAAACGGGGTAATGTCTACCAAATCAATAGCACCACGCATACCTTGCTTTTCAGCAAAGGCTTGCCAGTTCTTAACCGGAATAAGCGTGTTGTTTTCACCCTCTGAGAACAAGCGTTGCAGTTCGCTGGTAGAAGCATCGTACAAACCACGCACTTTGAGGGCATGAATTAGACCGTCAATGCGGTCAGCAAGCGTATCTAGTTCTTTTGCCTGATCTTGGTACATCGTGTAATCAGGGATTGGTTCTAGATTGTCCGTGGTCATCGTTGAGTACAACGGCTTCGGACAAGGCCAAAAGCCCTCTAACTGTAGCGGGTCATCACGTTCATCAAGGATTTCACCCATTGATTTAGATAGCCAGATAACTTTTTCGGTTTCTTTGTCCCAAATCTCATAGATACACGCTTGATACGGCATATCCGCATTTTTTGCGTATGACTTTGATTCTTCTGGCTTTGTATCCAATGGGATTTTGTAGCCTAGTTCTTCGCCAAAACGCTCAACCAGCGCATTGCGGTTCATGTAAACCTTACGCCAGCAAGCTGTGACTTCTTCCCAAGTACGAGCAACGGTATGCCCAAAGTCACGCCAATGAACGTAATCAATGGGGGCGCATTCGTATTCAATTTCCTCCATGCCCTGATCTTCACCAGCACCTTCGGTATCTCCGTCAGCTTCAACGTCTTCCGTAACGCCATACCCATCTTCAGGCTGACCAGCTTTAGCTGCAATGTGAGGTTCGTAGCGAATCCAAGCTGTGCCTCTGCCGCCCAGTAGACGGTCAAACACGCTGTTTTTCATTGCTGACTTGTAATCGGTGTAATGTTCAAGTTCGTATTCAAGCGCACGTTCTAGCAACATACACGCAACACGACCAACAGGGTCGTTGTCACGGAAACGCCTGCTTACATCTGGGCGTGGCAATCGGGCAAAAATAGCTGGAGTAATGGTCTGGACGTTAGACCAAAGAATATTGAAACGTGAATTGGGATTGTTTTGCTGTTTTGCATCATCACGGTAGCGTTTAACAATCTTGTCAGCCCGACCTTCCCATTTCTTGAATGAACGGTCATAAGCGGCTATCTGGTTGTACCAATCCTCATATGAGGTTTCAAATTCAGAATCAGCCATGTTTATATCCTGCCGCTTGTTGTTTTGGGCGTGGTTGCCCAGAGTTCGTTCATTGTGACTTCGTTTTGCCCAACAACAACACCCCGTATTGCTTGATCTTTTGGGGTAATTTGGTCTTCATCTTTCCACGCAACAGCCAACATTCGCCAAGCGTCTGCACCGTGACTTGTCCAATCGTGTCGGGGTTTATCCCTAAACATCTTTTTGTCATCGTCATACTCTCGCTGATATTGACGTAAGCATTCTATACCGTCCATTGTCTTTTCAGCATCAAACCATGCTCTCATCAGCGCAAGCCTTGCTGCTTGAATACCGTCTTGAACGGACAGATTTGGTACTATTTTAAGTGATTTCAGCGGTATTTTGTCAGAAATTTGCTCAATAACTGACTTTCCACCAGAAGCTAGTGTTTTTGCTCGTGCGTCATGGGGCAGGTAATGAGTGCCATATTCATAGTCTTTTGACAGTATTAAACCTGTGTAAAACGGTATGGTTTGCCCATTAGTAGAGTGGTACTCAAGCACTCGAATTTCACCATGTACGACCTGAAACCACCAGATGCTTGTATCGTCTGAATACCCCAAGTCCCATGCCGTATGCACAGGAAACATTGGGTCAGGTTCTACTTTACATATGCGTCCTAAGTCTGTAAGCCTACGCATTTCTTGCCCGTAATACGCCCCCAAAATAGCAGCTTCAAACGAACAAAGAAACTCCTGTTCGTACTGTGATGGAGTCATTGAGCGTTGAGCATCTGCCAATTCTTCTTTTGGCAATAGATTTGTTTGGTCTGCCCGTAATGTTTTGACATACCAATTGTCAGATTGTGAGGCTTCTAAGTACAAATCGTAAAAGCTGTTGTGTCCTTTCGGAGTCCCGATAAAAACAGCCCAGCCGATACGATCAGCCAAAAGCGGTCTGCATATTTCGCCCCATGTGCGTGGCTTCATGTCTGCGTATTCGTCCAGAACAATCCCATCACAATACTGACCACGCAACGAATCAGGCGTGTCAGCACCAAACAAACGGATTCTTGCCCCGTTTATCAGTTCTACCCACAATTCTGATTGGTTAGCCTTGGTCATTACTGGTCTGCTAAACCGTAACAGGTAATCCCAAGCAATAGACTTTGCCTGTGCGTAATAGGGCGCAAGGTAGAAATATCGTGCGTTTTCCTTGCCTTCTGTCAGCGCACGTTTCACCAAGTCATTGATGCAGCTAACGGTTTTCCCGCATCGTCTGTGGGCAACAATTAATGCCCAGCGTTTATTGCGGTTATGGAAGTCTACGAATACTTCCCTTGGCTTGTATTCAAGGGTAATACGTTTTACTTCGCCCATTCAATTTCAATCTTGATTGGTGCAGCAGCGTCCCCAACGTGCTCTTGTCGGGCAAGTTTTGGTACATGGTATTCAGCAACAGCCATGAAACAGTCAAACGCCGTTTTCGGGCCATATCGCTCGTCTGTAGCAATCTGCTCAAGCCACGTTTGCAATAGGTGTGCATTACCATCGACAAAGGCTGCAATCGCCTCACGAGCCTTTGTAGTGCTTCTGTTAGGCACTCCTGCCTTACGTCCAGCACCTCGTGGATTATTTAATTGTTTTTTAGCTTCCATATCTTATCCAAGTGGTTAGTTAAGAATGGTTAATTGTAGGTTTATTCGGTCAATTTATCAATTTGCTGTTTCAAAATCTCTTTTCTTTCAACGGGTTTACCGTTTCTTTCAAGTATTTCAACAGTTTCAGGCTTAAAACTTACAAAGTTTGTTGTGCCTTGTTTTACGCCTCTACTTCCTGCGTCTAAATAACGTAAACCGTTTATGCCTTGGCTATTTAAATATTCTGAAGCCAGTTTGTAAGCTTCTTTTTGCCCTACGTCAAAACTAGCTGCTATTGCTTGATAAGCTTGTTTGCCAGTTAAAGTATCTAATGATTTGCCATTAGCTATGTCTTCAAGGATAGCTGGATGGTTTTTTAATATGTCTAATATTTCAGGCGTTTGCTTACTCAATGGCTTATCCCAATTCAACATCATTGGTATCTGTTCATCTGGAATATCTGCTTTATAAAGAAATCCTTGTGTGCCTTTAATATCTTTACGGTTTAAGCCTTTTGTAGCATCAAGCATTTTTTGATAATAATCTGTGCCACCCATTTCTAGTGCGTATGGTTCTTTAGCCGCAGACGCTCTTAAACCTTCTTTGGCAACTTTAACCGCCGTTGGTGTGCCTTGATGGTAAGTAAGCCTGATTGCATGACTAACGGGGTCTATTACTCTTTCGTCCATCATTGACGGGTCAAAGAATTGTTGCCCTTTGTATTCATAAGTAATTGGGTCTGTGCCGCCAGATAATCGTTTTCTGTAGCCTTCTGCTACTTTTGGGTTTTCAGCAAAATAAATTCCATGCCCAAACGCCTGTGCGCCTTCGCCAGTTCCAACTTTATCTAAACTAAACTGACCTTTAATTTGGTTTGGTGTGCCGTGATAAACGTTTAAAGCTAAGTCTTTACCACCCAAGCCTGTTGGTGCGGTCATCATCCTACTTGTGCCTACGCCTCCACCCATAATGCCGCCTGCAAAACTTGCAGCTTCTTCTTGTGGGTTAAATGTAGGGTCTGCACCTGTGTATGCACGATTTCCTGCTGTTAGTGCATTAACTGCCCATGCTACTGGCGCAGGCAATGCCCATTCTTTTTGATTAAATACAGACCCTTCCATTGTGTTTCTGATAGGGGCTAGGATTGCCCTGCCTTCCATTGGCAAGCCCTTTCTGTACCAAGGTTCTGCTTGCGCTTCAAACTGGTTGAATGCAGCTAAATCCGCATCACCTTTCCATGCGTTGTCGTTTCGGAGTAGGTTTGCGAGTTTAGAATCAGCCATGATTAGAACGGGTCTTTTTTAATCTTGTTAAATTGTTTGGTAAGCATAGCTTTACGGCGGTTACGCTTTTCTTCTTCTTTATCAAGCGTATTTTTATATCCGGATGGGGCTTTTGCGCCACGCTCTACTTCTTGCGATTCTTTTGTTGTTTTCTTGTTCATGTGAAACCTTAATAAACATATCCAAAATTAACGCCTGCTTGAGGTCTGTAATCTTCGATTCTGTTGCTGCCTGCGTTACCAAAAGCTGCTGAACCGCCTAACCAAGGGTGAATACTTAGCCTATCATTAATTGGAATGTTGCCAGTAATTTTTGCAAATCCTGAATTAACGCCAGTTCCACCGCCACCAGTAGCAAATACATTTACATTTGGATTGCCCCATTGTTCGCCAGTATCTTGTCGTTCTAAGCCTTTATTCAAGACCCGTAACAATTCAGCAAGTTTTTCGGCTTCTGACATTTTATTTAATTTTTAAATTAGATTAAAACTAACGACCCAATGAATTAAGGTATTGGGCTTCTTCTTGGCTTAAACCACGCTCTGCTTGCATCATGCCTCGTTGTGGCATAGGCTGACCCATTGCAGCACCAAAGTTATTAGGCATTGCTTGACCCATTGGCACAGAACCCATGCTGCTTGTTCCTGCATTGCCCATTGAGTAATTTTGCTGCGGCATTTCAATTGGTTGCTGTCTTTGTGCCGCTTGCATCATCATGCGTTCTTGTTCGCTAATGCCGCCCATGTTATTCATGCCGCCCATGCCCTGACCTTGACCTGCTTGCATGGCGTTCATGCCGTAATTACCCATGCCTCCCATATCTTGCATACCGCCTGACCATGATGGTGCAGCCATGTCTTGTCCAGATTGACGTAAAGCCATTGCTAGTTCTTGAGGTGTAGGCATGATAGTTCCTTAATAATGTCTGGCAAAATTACCTTGGGTTTTATTTCTAAATTCTATTAAAACATTTTTTGCTTTGTTAATTTCAACAAATTCTCCTAAAAAGTAACTTACCCCATCTAACATACATCTGGCGGTATATTTTTTAGATTTTTTTGCAAAACTAACGCCTTTTACACCTGTTGTGTTTGTAATTCTTTTCTTTTGATTCCAACTATTTTCAATCAATTTTGCTTCACGCAAATTTTCAATTGCATTGTTTAACGGATTTCCATCAATGTGGTCTATGCACTTTGGCAAATATCCGTGATGCAATAAAAACACCAATCTATGTGCTTTATATGTTTTACGTTTAAAACCTATAGAGCGATACCCTAACTTATCCAACCAACCGCATTCATCTTTCAAAATGCCAGAACCTTTAACTTTCCAATACAATTTGGCATCACGATATTCAAAATACTTTTGCAATTCTTCTTTTGAAAGAATAAAATCATTTGTAGCCATTTCAACTCCTTTACAGTTGTTTGGTTTGACCCCCTTGGTTTTGACCAACCTTGGGGGTTTATTTATTCAAGAAACCTTAATTTGTATGCTGTAGTGTTTAGTAAATCAGCAATAGAATCAATTGCGTTTTGCAATTCGCTGTCTTGTGGGAGGTCTTGTCTTGCTTTTTCGACAAAACGTATCAACGATTCGATATAAGCAACGACTTCTTTGGGCTGATGGTAAACATTGGGGAACTTGGTAATCTTGCCGTACTTGCCCATGTAGGATTCTACAAACTGGTCTACAAGGTCAACGATACCGTCATAATACGCAGCAAGCGCAGTATGTTTTGAAAAAGAGTCAGTTTCCCAATGAAAGAAATGCGTATTGGTTGCTGAGTGTAGGAGAGTGGCGGCAAAAAGCGCACATTTTTCCATGAGTTACCCCTGTTTTCTCCATTTTATTCGGTATTGTCAAGCGTTGCAATGACAATTGTGCAGCCGCCCCCAGCCTTGATCTTGCCCCTTGCTATCTCAATCTTATCAAATTGCCCGTCATCATCGTAAACGCCAGCGTCTTGTAAAGCGTCAAATAAGCTTTTAAGACGGTTATCTAGGTCAATGCTGCGCCTGTCCCTTGGGAAGATAGTAATAATGGCGTGTAAGCGGTTTTGACCAAAACTAGGGGTGTTGTTAACCGTAACGTATTCTTGTACCGCCAGCTTGTAATCCCTACCGCCTTGGCTAAGAATTGTTCTGCCCCTGAAATTGCGCCAGTAAGTGTTCATGCTTGGCGGCAATGGTAGTTGCAGCGTAGCTAACATAAAGCCTCTGTTTGGGCTAATAAGTCTTCTTCCGTGACACCATAACGCTCTGCAAATGCCTTTTTGCCTAATCCGTGTACTCCATCGTTTCCGGTATGGTGCGCTGGACAAAGCGGAATAACAGGTGCGTTGTCACGTTTCATGCCTAACCGCCTGATGTGGTGAATATGCGCTGGGGTTTCGCCGTAACCTAAATGCCTGCATAGCGAACAACCAAGGTTAGCCAGTTTCTCGTAATGCTTCTTATCTGCTTTCTTCAAGTTTAATTTCACTCCATTCTTGAAGTTCGCAGCACAACACACCCATGTCTACAGCAATGTCTGCTGCCCGATCAAATTCATTTTTTAAACAAGCATTTTGATATTCTTTAGTTAATTTTTTTAATTCAATTAAACTTTCGCTGTAATCTTTCATTTTGTAAGCCTTTCTAAGTTTCTGTTGTTTGCTTGTTCGCTGCGCCATGCCTCAAAGCGCATCTTTGCCGATTCTAGCCGCCATTTGAGCGTTTCAGCCGTTTCTGTGGCTGCGCCTATAGCTTTGCATAGGTTTTGGTATTCAGGGCTTGCAAGGGCTTCTTTCTCTTGACCGCCAATAGTTGTTTCAAGCGATTTAGTCATCATAATGGCCCGAAGGCTGTGCTTGTAGGCTTCCAGTTCTGCAAGTTGCCCTTTAGCTGCGCCATAAATCGGTGCTGTGGTGTAGATGTAATCTATCGCATCATGTTGGTCTTTCATGTGTTTAGGTCTTTAAGCTTTTGTTCAATGGCTTTTGCATAATCAATAAAACACGATGTTTTGTATGTTCCGTCATCATCTGCACAATCACACATACAGCCTGTTATGTCGTTTAACGTCAGCCCGACCCACGGCTTTCCTGTGCAAGCACCGCACGTTCCGCAAAAATGCTCGTATTGATCGGGTGATATTGGTGCAATATTGCCGCCAGCACCACCGCCCCCTTCTGTTGTTGGTTTAATGTTGTTAGTTGCAATGTATTGAGGCAAATGTTCAGGTGTCATTTTTAATTTTGATTCTTTACGCAATTTAAAAATTGTTTCAGCAAAATCAATCATGCCTGACTTCAAAGCTTCGTTGGATTCTTGCAACTGGCGTATCAAATTGGCAGCTTCAGTCTGTTCTTGATGCGTCATAAAAAACCCGTTTTCCAAATTTCTTAATATTTGTTTTGGGCTAAGTGGTTTCATTTGTACATTGCCAAATTTTGATTTTAAATTGTCAGGTGTCATTTTTTGCTTAAAAAACGTAATAGACTTTGCGAAATATAACTTTGCGGTTGTGCGCTTTCATAAACACACCCAGTTCGGGGAAATACCAATACTGTTTACGATAGTGGCGCATCTTCATCGTTTACCTTATCTAATGTGTAAAGCGATGAGTACAAATGCGGGTGCGTCACATTGCTGTACAACATTCCCCTACCATTCATGTATCCCACAGGCTTTAACGCAGCCAACGAATCAGCAGCTTGGCGAAATATACAAGGGTTAAATTCAGCATTGCATTTGTCAGCGCAAGCTTCTTTAAATAAATGGACGTAATCTTCTTTTGTCATGGACGCAATCCAAACGGGTTATGTGCATAGGTAATTGCAAGGTTTTCGTAGTCTTCTGTTGATTCTGTCGCTTTTGGTGCTTGACGAGTCACCACAAACTTAGCTGGTGCAACTCTGCGCCTACCATCACCAATCTTGTCAATAATGCCGTTGCGCTGCAATCTGTTTAAATGCGTGTACATCGTGTCTTTGTTAATTCCACAGTATTCCGCAAGTTCTTTGGTTGTCCGTGGTTCTTGGCAATAGTTAATTATTTTCTGTTGTGTTGTCATTTCGTTCCTCTAAGTCATAAAACCAATCGTCCCCAGCACTCCACTTTCTTGACCCGTCTACCGTCCAAATGTTTCTAGCCGCTTGAAAATCTGGAAACATTGTTTGACTAGGTATAAGTGATTGGTCGTACCACAAACACCTATTGTTTGGCTGGCAAGCAAACTGACCGTTATCTAAACGTATCCAGTTAAAGCTTTTGTGTTCTTCAGCTTGTTCTGTAAACCCTGTGTCAACTTCAAGCCCATCTGCACAAAAATCAACGGTAAAAAGGTATTTGCCAAAATTCCATTGTTTGTCTTTGCCTAAAAACTTTACGCCAAGGTTACGCAAACCAATTTTTTCAATTACTGTAAAGTTGTACCCCATGCAATCCCAAAGCTGTAGCGTGTCTACAGGCAGCGTGGCAGGGTCGTTTGTATGCCAGACATAGGCGTGTATAGGTAGCTTGTCGTAAAGCGCACCATAGTTCGGTAAAAGGCTTTCTATGCGAAATACCTGACCACGCAAAGCTTTGATGCTGACCCAAATGGCTGGTTCGTATTTGCCATGCCCATGCTCAAAGTTATACAAAAACTCACGCCGCACAAAACACTTTAATGGCGGTAATGACGCAACGATGTAACTCATGTGTTGAGTTCCTTTAGTTTAGCTTCAATAACACGAGAAAATGGAGATGGTTCTGTTGCGCTGTGATTAGACAGCCAAAGACTGTGGATTTCATCATCCGTCAGCCCGACCCACGGCTTGCGTAGTGGTGCGGTGTAGAGTTTTGTTCCTACTGGTAAGGATTTAAGTTTTTCAGCATCTTGATTACTTACCTGAAACGACTGAAATTGATTGGTTTCAATTTTTGTACAAACAGGCTCTTGCTCAGGCTTGGCTAACTCAACATTTAGCGCATCAATTGCTTCATATATTTGCGTGTAAGGGCTTTGTTCAGTATTTTTGTAACGATATATATCGCCATACTCACCGACTCGCCTTAAAACATTTAACGCTTGCTGCATAATTGCTTTACTCATTTCTGACCCCTCATACATTTGTCAAACAAATCACACTTAATTGGGTGCAAACATTTGCAAGGCTTGTCTTCAGAAACTCGTGGTAATTTTTCACTTCGAGTTTTCCACAGCCATAACCCAGCTAATAGTGCTGCCGCACATAGATAAAACACAAATATCCAATCCCATATTGTCATTTGTAACTCCTTATTGTTTAGCTATCTTAACAGAATCTCGTAAAGATGTTGTTGTTTTTTATCATTTCTCGTATTTTTTCCAAATTCTCTTTGGCTGTTTTATCGTCAACATCTAGCTTCTGGTAGCCAAGCTGCAAGTCAACAGTCTTTGTTGGTGCTTGCCTGCACATATCCCGAAACTTAATAGCGTTAGGCACACGGTCTGGCAGGTTCTTTAGCACAAACGCTATGGCTTCTGGTTTATCAACAAACCCAGCCAGTTCTTCAGCCCAAACCTGTTTGGCATTAGCCATACCAACGTCATTACCGTTTGCATCAATAAACGAAAACTGGCTTGTAAATTCACGCCCATATATGCCCTGAAGTCTGGCAAACATCTTATCCACCCAAGCGATTGGCAACATTAAAAGCCTCCATTTCAATTACTGATGTGTCACCAAAAATAGCTTTGGCTGTTGCATCTTGTCTAAGCTGGTGTTCTGTCTTATTGCCTTTTTGCATCCATTCAGCTTTAAACCCTGTCCAGCCTCTAGCGCATATTTCTTGCAATGCAGCATTTAATGTCATGCCTGCTTTGTTGGCTTCACGCTGTATGCCTTTTATGGCTGTTTCAGTTATGGCGGCTTTCTTTGCTTTTCGTTGCTTAACAAAATCTTGCCATACTTCTAGTGATACGCCTTCTGGCGAACTGTAGTTATCTTTTATTGGTTTATGTTTAATGTTTAATGGTTTATGGTTTATGTTTAGTTGAACGTCTGTTGAACGGTCGTTTAACGGTTGTTCAGGAGTGGCTTCTTTATTGGCTTTCCTGACCTCTGCACTTTTCTTCCCTGCTAACGATGCTGATTTTTGCTTGTTTCTGTATTCGTCAATTTGTTCATTTGCACGTTTGTTTACCCATCCTTTTGGGGTCAAAACAAAGTAGTCGTTAAGCACTCGTTGAACGTCCGTTGAACAGTCGTTTAAACCAATGTAAGAACAAGGATTTTCTTCTGGTATAGGTTTTTCATGCAAATAGTACAGGTCTAGCAACCGTCTATAAGCCAAGTCTTGCATGGGGGTTAAGTATCGTGTGTGACTAGCGTAATCACCGATATTGAATTGATAATAGTGCATAGCAAGCCCAAAAAAAAAGACTTAGGCGAGATACTCACCGTTTTAAGGTGTTGGCGGACTGGTCAGCACCAGCAGTATCCCGTCTAAGTCTTGCTGAATTATTCTCCCCGCCAAGGGATTATTCAATTCTGCCACCGTCTTTCCGGTGTGTCAAGCCCTGAAGCTAGGCTGGCGAAACACGACCCTTATCATTGTTACGTTTCATGCTTGCTAAAGGCACAATCAGTCTATCGTAATTCGGGCCAGATTTGCTTCCAATTTTCAATTTCTTTACGACTAAATTTACCGTCAGACTTCTTTTCAAGTTCGCCAGCAACCATCACAAGTTTGTCTTTAGGAATGCCGTTAGTTCTCCATTGACTAACCGCTGGAGGACTAACCTTGCACATCTTAGCTACGGCAAATGTGCCGCCAAGAAATTGGATAATGTCTGTTGTATTCATGCAGCTATCTTAACATATTATTCTTTTAATTTGACAAATCTGTTTAGATAGCTTAATATACGTTTACTGGCAAATCGTCAGGAACTTATACAGGTGCATAAATGAACGTTTATCAAGCAATTTCCGCAGTTCAAAAAGACCTTTCTACACAAGGCATTTCAAAAGACCGTAAAAATATGCAAGGGTCTGGATACGCTTTTAGAGGTATTGAC